GATCATTGACCTTGATAGCCAAGAGAAACTTCTTGAGCTATCGCTAGCAATGGAAAACCTAAAGCGCAACAGCGTGATAACTGGCATTGAATACCACAAGCTCGACTCGATGGTACTCAATAAGATTACAGTCTTAAACGAGGTGAGAAAATGAAACTTGTTGACAGTAAAACATTCGCAAGCATGAGCGCACAACAGCGAGCCTTATACCTATGGCTGGCTGATTGTCCTGCACCGATTAAAGAAGTCATGAAGTATGATTACAGCGAGAAGCTCGAAGTAGTCATCAGCCTCAAGGGGTCAGCTCATGAATAACTACAATCTGTTTGTTGAGGCTATGAAGGGCTACTTTAAAGAGCCTGACGAACACCGAGCGCAACAGTATATAACTACGCTAGAAGTCCTAGCGCCTTCTTTAACTCGCATTGAGGTACACCGAGCAAGGCAACAGTGCCAGATAGAAATCTACAGGGAGGCTCGGCATGGAACCAATGACAATAAACCTTCTAGTATTCTTGGCTAGTTGCTATGTGATCTGGGAGATTTACGACAATGATTAAGCGCATACCAACGTACACCGATAAGCAACGCAAGAAGCTAGTCACATGGGTTGAGGAACGTAACCTAGGTCGATGTACTTTTATCCATGGCATTTTGTGGCTAGATGCTCCTGACAAGTCTTATATGTTTACTAACTTTGACGAACTTAAACTTTACGCTGAACAGCGAGGATAACTTATGAAAATCAGAATAGAAAAGAATATACCAATGCCCTTAACTGGCTACCGTGGCAAGTGGTTAAGCCTTTACCATCAAATGGATGTAGGCGACTCTTTCTTGGTCGAGTCTGCAAACCAAGCCAAGTCTTTCCGAGATGTATGCAACAGGTTTGGCCACGGCTCTACCAGACGTAAGGAAGGTAAGTATTTACGAGTCTGGAAGATTAAGAAAGTCAACAAGCGTAAGTCTCATGGGTAGATACTTAGTAACGTGGAGTAATGCCGAGGGAGTGCAAGAGACAACCTTTGACGACTACAATGAGGCGATAGAATTCATTGCAGATGTTGATGGCAATGTGCGCTTCACTTCCTACGCTGACCCTGACGATGCCAGAGAGGAGCAGTGGTACGATGAGCAGTAAGATAGTTATCCCAGATGCCGCCATACGGGCTTACAATGAGAAGTATGGCCATCTACTACCCAAGGTTAAGGAACCTAGCAGTATCCCTGACTATTTAGATGAGGACAGATTATACGAGCAATATTTACTGTTAAATAAAAACAGTGAATAAATCTTGGATTCGGTTGACACCAAAAACCCTATAGATTACTACGCTTTCGTAATAACTATTGACAGAGGAGAGAGAATGCTATTTTGTACGAAGCATAATGAGATCGCTTGTTATAAGTGCCTAGTAGACAGGTTTAAGATACCAAGGATTTTATTTCAAAAGACAAGATACGGGTTTGATCTCTTTGTATCTTGGTTAGGGGGATGTGTTGTCTGGTCGAGGATTAGAATCGAAAATAAAGTTAATCGAAAGCTTTAGGAAGTATGATGCTTATGTTGGAGCGCAGACTATGTTTGCATTCCTATACATAGCTCAGCGTACTTACTTTAGTGCTGAAGATTTAAGGGTAATGGATGTAGGTATTGAGATGGACACTACAAGTGCCAGCGCTAGTCGCAACATGGCATGGCTAGTTAAGCATGACTTGATCGAGCTATACGAGAACCCTGATAAAAGAATTGAGAAATTCATTAAACTAACGAAGCAAGGTAAACAACTTGCAAAGAAACTGGAGGGACTATGAGCGTTAAACAGCGAGGACAGGGTTGGCAGGTATATGTCACCCACAAAGGCAAGAAGTTTAGACAAACTTGCTCCACTAAAGAAGATGCCACGTTACTGGAGGCTAAATGGAGACACGCTATAGCCATCGGAGAAGACCCGATGACCATGCAGGTCAACAAGCGCACTGGTACGGCATCAGGGATTACCTTTGGCGAAGCTATGGACAAGACTTACGACAAGTATTGGGCTGGATCAAAGAACGAGAAGCAGGTTATTTACTTGATGAACATTATCCTCAAGCGATGGAGCAGGAAGCTACCTATTAATGAGATTACTACCAGCACGGTAGATAACTATGTCTCAGAGATGCAACAAGAAGGACTCAAGAACAGCACCATCAACAGACGCTTAGCTGTTATTAGTAAGACACTAAAGTGGGCTTTCAGAAATGATCTATTAACTAGAATGCCCCATGTTGAGCGTATGAGCGAGAAGGGTAGCGAGCGGTTAGAATACTTCAGTGAAGAAGAAGAAGCTTTAATCCTAAAGACCCTAAAGGAATGGAAGCAGGATTACCTACATGATTATGCAGTCGTAGCCGTTGATACAGGCATGAGGGCTAGTGAGGTAGTCAAATGTAACCCTAATCTTGTACCTCTATCGCAGACTAGAGCAGACGGCAGTCCAGTTTATGGGGTGATGGTTTCTCAACGTAAGAACAGCAAGCCTTTAATCGTACCAACGACCAAGAGGACTGAAGAAATACTCCGACTCCGTAGTTTCAACGAAATCGTAACAAGTCCTAAGCACCGCAGGGTGTGGGATAGGCTACGAGATGAGCTGGAGCTGAAGCCTAAGTGCTGGCACACATGGCGACACACTTGTGCTACTCGTCTACTGCAAAGAGGCATGGACATAGCCAAAGTTAAAGACTGGATGGGTCACGAAAACATTGCAACTACTTTAAAATATGTTAAATTAGCGCCACAACACCTAGTTCATGGTGTTGATTTATTGGAGGATTAGTGGTGTCTCAATGTGTCCTAAAGTGTCCCGTTTCACACACGAGTCTAACAATAAATGGCAGAAAACTGTCATGGCCTCGTGGTGGAATGGTAGACACAAAGGACTTAAAAGCCGATTCAACCTTACTACACATCCGTAACAACATTTAAAACTAGCGAGGTATTCTGAACACAATCCACATAGTCCTTTGCTACGCTAACGTAGGTAGTTATGAGTAAGGACACCACCTTATTAATTAGTGTCCCAACTGGAGAAGAAATGGCTACTCTCAGCGAGCAGATTGAACTTGAATTGAACATGGTGCAAAGTGGTATCGACAGATACAATAAGCAGAGGGATGACCTCGAACAAAAGACGCTTAGTAGTAAGACATTGCATGGTAGGACTATCATCGCAGGTGTAGTAGAGCCTGTTGCCGATGGTATTCGTGACCTCCTTAAACAGAAAACATCTAACCGTAATACTGTAAAGCTCCTTAAGGGGTGTAATTGTAACACCGTAGCATTACTTTCTTTGATCGGAGTAGTTGACACAATCTCAAACTGGTCTACACTAATAAGATCAGCGGGTAGAGTCGGCATCATGATAGAGACTCAGCTAAGACTAGATGCTTGGCTCAAGGCAGATCGGGAGACTGCCTCTAACCTAATAAAAATGGCTAACCAAAAGTCTGATAGTGGCTACGACCACAAGAGACACGGCCTAAACTTTAAGATCAAGAAAGATAAAGTAGAAGTACCGTCATGGACTAACGAAGAACGCATCCATGTCGGACTAAAGCTAATCAACATCATCATAGAACGAACAGGTATCGTAAAGTTAGAACGCAGGGCACATAGAAGGCACACTGTAAACTACCTTGCGGCAACTGAAGATACACTCGAGTGGATCAGAGCGTTCAACGAGACACATGAGAAAGCTTCACCAAGGTATGCACCTTGTATTATTGAACCAAAGGACTGGACAGGTTTCTACGGTGGTGGCTACCACAGTAACTACGTACATGATCTATCCTTCATGCGAGTACACGGATGAGAAAGTCAGTAGCAGAATACGTTGAGAAGTTAGAGACACTTGATCTCTCAATCGAGTATGCTTGTGTCAACTCAATACAAAAGACTCCATGGCAGATCAATGGGTTTGTTTGTGATGTCATCAGAGCGGCATGGGATAGTGGTCAGCAGTATGTAGGCTTACCACCACGAGAGAACACACCGCTACCTGAATATCCTTTTGACATAGACCCATCACAGTTTACCGAAGAACAGAAAAAAGAATTCAAAGACTTTAAGATACGCAGAGGTGCTATACACAATGCAAATTGTCGAAGTATGTCTAGGCGTATACAAGTTGAACGTACTCTCCAGCTAGCCGAGGAATATAAAAGCATCGAGAAGTTCTTTTATGTGTGGCAGTTAGATTTTAGGGGTAGGAAATATCCAGTGGAGAGTTTCCTCTCGCCACAGAATGCTGATTACAGCAAAGCTCTACTGGAATTTTCCAACCCTGTTTTTATTAAAGACGATGGCGATGCACAATGGTTAGCCATACATGGCGCTAATGTGTTCGGTGTTGATAAGGTCAGCCTTGAAGACAGAGAGATGTGGGCATACCTGAATGTTGAGAATGCAGTAGCAGTCTACAACGACCCGCTTGGTTGCAAGTGGTGGCAAGAAGCAGACAAACCTTGGCAGGCACTCGCTTGGTGTAAGGAATGGGCAGAGTATAACGAGGTACGCCTCAGAGGCATGGGGGAGTTCTACGAGACACGCCTCCCTTGTGCTAGTGATGGCTCATGTAATGGCTTACAACACTTATCAGCGATGCTCAGGGACTCTGAGGGTGGGCGAAGTGTAAATCTCACACCTTCCGATGAGCCTCAAGATATTTATACTGATGTAGCAGAGAGAACTACAAAGTTTTTAGAACAACAAGACACTGAAGTAGCTAGGCAGTTGCTTCGTGTGGGAATATGTCGTAAGATATGCAAACGTAGCGTGATGATAGTTCCTTATAGCGGTACACGCCACGCTTGTCGGAGTTACATACAAGAAGCTCTGGCAGAAAAGTGTTCTGATTTTAATCCCTTTGGCGATAGCTTGTTCCAAGCGTCAAATTACCTCGCTGGTTTTGTTTGGCAGGCTATTGCTGAAGTGATTAAATCTGCATCCATCGTGATGTCTTACATCAAAAGCATTGCCCAGCTCTATGTTGAAGCTGACATACCCCTTCAATGGACAACACCTACAGGTCTACTGATCGTACAGAACTACGCTGAAGTCAAGTCAAGGCGTATCAAGACACACCTTAACGGCTCACTGCTCAAGCTCAACTACAATGAGAAAGTGGATCGCACTATCAATACAAGAAAGACCATCTCAGGTAGCTCTCCAAACTTCATTCATAGTTTAGATGCTGCTGCTTTGACCCTGACTGTCAACCACTGTGTTGAGTTAGGGATCACAGACTTTGCGATGGTACACGACTCATATGGAACACACTCCCCCAATATGCCTTTGCTCAACAAGGTATTGCGAGAGGAGTTTGTGTCCATGTATGAGAAGAACGATGTGCTGCAAAATCTCTACGATACCGCAGTAGCTTCGTTACCAGAGGGAGTGGATGTGCCACCCCCACCAACCAAGGGTGATTTAGATATACAGGAGGTACTGCAAAGTGATTACTTTTTCGCTTAATTTTCTAAAGTACCTATTGTGCCTAACGCACTCTTCAACATTAACTATAGGATACTAAAATGGCTAAATCTAAAACACCTGTGATCGAAGGCACAGCAATGTGGGCTAAGGTCTTTGAACCAGACACAAAGTTCAACCCCGATGGTGACTACAGCATTAACATTCAAATGCCTGTCGCTGACTCCATAGAAATGAGTGAGAAACTAGATGCTCTAGTTCAAGCTAAGTTCAACGAGGCTGTCAAAGAAGACCCACGCCTTAAGAACCAACTGACCACTCGACCTTCTTGCCAACCTGTCTTTGATCGAGACACTGGTGATGACACTGGTAATGTTGAATTCAAATTCAAGTTAAAAGCCAAGATCAAGAAGCGTGATGGTTCGGTGTACGAGCAATCCCCTGCGGTGTTTGATTCTAAAGTAAAACCAATGGACAAGAGTGCCCTTATTGGCAATGGTTCTCGAGTGAAGGTTGCATTTGAACCTATCACCTATGCGATGGCAGCCACCAAGCAAGTAGGTGTATCACTCCGACTCAAGGCAGTACAAGTGTTAGAGTTAGTTGAATACGGAACATCGACAACATCCGTGTTTGACGAAGAGGATGGTTACGTTGCCCCCTCCGCAACAACCGCCATCCCAACTACCACTGACGATGAGGTGTTCGCTGATGCCACCGACTTCTAGGTCTACCTTAGAAGAGCGTGTTCAGCAGAACCTCGATAAGCGTGGGGTAACTTATGAGTATGAACCTTGTAAGTTGCCCTATGTGGTAGAGAGAAACTATGTCCCTGATCTAAAGATTGGGGATATGTTTATCGAGATCAAAGGTTACTTCCGACAAGACGCGCAACGTAAGATGCGTAACATGAAGGAACAACACCCTGAGCTAGACATCCGCTTTTTATTCCAAAAAAATTCAAGCACTGTGCAAGGTGCGAAGAGACGTAAAGACGGAACGAAGATGACTTGTGCTGAGTGGGCAGAACGTCACAATTTTATATATGCAGAGGGGATCATCCCAGATGAGTGGATCAACGGATAGCGAATTCGTGATGCACACACCTTGCGAGAAGTGTGGGTCATCGGACGCAAACAGCCTATATACCGATGGACACACCTATTGCTTCTCTTGTGAAAATTATAAACACAATGATGAGGAGGTACAGGTGGTAGAGTTTAAACCTACTGAGCTTTTGACAGGTAGGCACGAACCGCTTGCTAAGAGAAAGATAACTGAGAAGACAACTAAGTTTTGGGATTATCAAATAGGGGAGCTACATGGTAAGACAACGCAGGTTGCAAATCACAAGACCCCAGACGGTAAAACCGTGGGGCAAAAGATTAGAACAGCAGGAAAAGAATTTAGTGTTAGAGGTTCACTTAAAGAAGCAGGACTCTACGGACAATGGCTATGGCGAGATGGAGGTAAAGCAATCACCATCGTTGAAGGAGAGCTAGATGCTTTGTCTATGTCACAAGCCCTCGACCTCAAGTGGCCTGTAGTCTCCGTTAAGACAGGGGCGGCAGGAGCAAAGAAAGATATTAAACAAGCAATAGAATGGTTAGAGAAGTTTGAGTCAGTCGTCTTTATGTTTGATCAGGACGAAGCAGGACAGAAAGCTGTTGTTGAATGTGCAGCTCTACTCTCACCTCGCAAAGCAAAGATAGCAAGACTGCCCCTTAAAGATGCCAGTGATATGTTACAGCAAGGCAGACAGCCTGAACTGATAGATGCTTTCTGGGGAGCTAAGAGTTTCCAACCTGACGGTATCATTAATGGTGCTGACTTGTGGGAAGAAGTATCGACAGATAAAGAAGTGCACTCAGTCCCTTACCCATACAAAGGTATCAATGAAAAGATTGGTGGATGCAGGCTAGGTGAAATAGTGACGGTAACAGCAGGATCAGGTCTTGGTAAGTCACAACTCACACGAGAGTTTGCTTATCACTTACTTAATGAAGGAGCTACCATAGGTTATGTAGCCCTTGAGGAGTCAAGTAAGAGAACAGCACAGGGCTTGATGTCACTTCACCTCAACAAACTTGTGCACCTCAACGAGATACCTAAAGAAGAACTGAAGGAAGCCTTTGATGCTACCATGGGTACAGGCAGAGTGTTTATGTACGATCACTGGGGATCAACAGAAAGCGACAACCTCCTTGGTAAGATACGCTATCTGGCGCGTGGTTGTAACTGCCAGTACATTATCCTTGACCACATCTCCATAGTAGTGAGTGGCATGGAAGGTGGCGATGAAAGACGTACCATTGATAACCTCATGACACGCCTTCGCTCTATCACTGAGGAGTTAGGTATAGGCATGATAGTAGTATCACACCTAAGACGACCATCAGGTGATAGAGGACACGAGGAAGGTATCATCACTTCTCTCTCACAGCTACGAGGCAGTGCCGCTATTGGACAGCTTAGTGATATAGTCATAGGGTTAGAGAGAAACCAACAAGATGCTGAGACTTCAGACACAACTACTGTTCGTATCCTAAAGAACAGATGGAGTGGTGAGACAGGTATAGCGGGTAAACTAATTTACAATAAACAAACAGGTCGGATGTCTGAAGACTACTCCGTAGAATTTTAATCAATCCAGCGAGATGATGAGATGTTAATATTTGATATAGAAGCAGACAACCTACTACCCGATGTAACCACAGTACATTGTATATGTATTCAAGACACCAATACTAACCGTGTGTGGAGATACGACCCCACGCAACTAGATGTAGCACTCGATGTACTCAGTGATGCTGAAGCCATAGGCGGTCACAACGTCATGGCTTACGACTTACCTGTCCTCAAGAAAATCTTTGGCTACGAGTACAAAGGTGAAGTCTTCGACACCCTAGTTGCCTCAAGGTTAATCTGGCCTAACCTGAAAGAGAAGGACATTCTGAAGCGTACAGTCGAGAACAAGATGATTGGCTCACACTCGCTCAAGGCATGGGGACAGAGGCTCAAGTTTAACAAGGGTGACTACGGTGAGCAGGAAGAAGCATGGGATCAGTACACACCAGAGATGCTTGAGTATTGCGCTCAGGATGTAGCCCTCAATGTTAAGTTGTATCAGTTGATCAAAGAGAAGGACTACCCTCAAGAACCTATGCGACTTGAGCATGAGATGAATGACTTACTCCTCACACAAGAACGCATGGGCTTTCCCTTCCATGTTAAGAAAGCACAGCAACTCTACACTGATCTATCCACACGTAAGCTAGAGATAGAGACAGAGCTAGTCGCTACGATAGACCCCACCATAGTCGAACTAAAGACCAAGACAAAAGTAATTCCCTTCAACCCTGCATCCCGTCAACAGATAGCAGACAGACTACAGAAGAAGGGGTGGAAGCCAACGGAGTTTACTCCTAGTGGTGAACCAAAAGTTGACGAAAAAATCTTAGCAGGGATAGCGATGCCTGAAGCTAAGTTATTAACTGAGTTTTTAATGCTCAACAAAAGGTTAGGACAATTAGGAAATGGAAAACAAGCATGGCTTAAGCTTGAGAAGAACGGGAAGATACACGGTCGTGTTAATCACATGGGTGCTGTTACTTCTCGCTGTACTCATAGCGACCCAAATGTGGCTCAAGTCCCGTCAACAGGAGCAGCTTTTGGAAAAGATTGTCGGGAGTTGTTCTATGCCCCCGAAGGATATTCCCTGCTTGGAGCGGATGCAAGTGGGCTTGAGCTGCGGTGTCTAGCACACTACATGAACCGCTATGATGGTGGAGCTTATGGTAAAGAGATACTGAGTGGTGACATCCACACCGCTAACCAACAAGCGGCAGGACTAGCAACACGACCACAAGCGAAGACGTTTATCTACGGGTTTCTTTATGGAGCTGGTAATGAGAAGATAGGCGAGATCATAGGCAAAGGCGCAAGAGAAGGCTCACTGATTAAGAAACGCTTTCTCGCTAAGACACCTGCACTAAAGAAATTAACAGAGGCAATCAACAATAGATTAGAACAACAGCATGGTGATAAGTTTATCAATGGGCTAGATGGAAGACGCATTCCCATACGACATTCACACGCTGCTCTCAACACATTACTCCAATCAGCAGGGGCTATCATTTGTAAGAAGTGGTACTCGCTTATTGAACGGATGATTAGAGAGAGAGGGTACAACCACAATCAGGTGG